GTAGAAGAGGAACGACTTAAAAACTCTTTTCCCTTTTGGTTTTGGAAATTGTTTTTATTTTTTTGTTGCGCTCTTGCACTTCCGATTTTGCCGCCGTGTTGCCTGTTGCATTGGAGGTGTGCGATGCCTGAGCCGTCGAGGCCGGGGGTGAGGTCACCGGTTAGGGCTAGGGGTGGTTCGTGGTCTGCGCTGGCTCCTTGTGCGCTGTTGCGTGGAAGTGTCATGTCTACTGGGTAGCCGCACCGGATGCATACGGGTTCGCAGTGTTCGAGGACCATCTTGACCCATTTCTTGTAATGGGCCCCTCCCCTGGCGGGTGTGGTGGTTGCCATTAGCGGGTCTTTGTCATGAGGATGCGGCTTATGGATTCTTGGGGGTAGCCCCTGTCCCGTGCCTGCTGGGCTCTCATGAGGCGTCCTGTTAGATCTTCGCGGCAGTAGAGGCAGGGCCATGTTCCTGCGGTGTTGTCGATCCATCCTTTGTAGCAACGTGCGTGGTCGCATCCGCATCCTGCTAGGCCGCAGTGTGAATCGTATTTGCTGTAGTGGATTGGTTCGTGTGTTGTTGTCATTGGTTTGTCCTTTGGTCTAGTGATGATCGCCCTTTGTCTTTGGCTTGGTGGCCCAATCCAAAGGGCTCTTGGTGGTTGGTTTTTGGTATTACTCACCCTACCTGCGCGTTCGGGCGTGTTGCCATGTCCTACACGAAACCAGTGCTATTTCCTCCGGCATACTGGTTAATCGTCTACCCTGTAATGATCCGGGCGTCAGGGCATGACACGCCGCATCTAGGGTCATGGTGGTGTGTGTTCCTTAGCCTTGATTCGTTCTTGTGAGTAATCAATACTATTTTCTAGTTTTATGTAAATTGGTTCAGACTCTTGCCATAATGTTAAGGCTTCTCGCATTGCCGTGTTATATCCGTAATTGAATGGGCAGAGATCATGTTGGGCTGCGACGATGCAGTTTGCACACTGGCATGGGTCCGGGTTGAGAATGGTATTTAGACACCGAAGACAATCGCACGTATTGGCCGTCATCCCAGACCCTTTTGTAGGTGGTCAATGTAGCCGGATGCGTCGGTCTTGTTCATTTCAGTGATGCTGGTGACGGCTGTTTTGTTGAGCCCTGTTAGCCAATCGTTGACGTTGGTGAGTTTATCCAGGTCGTCACGTATGTCACGTTTAGCCAGTATGGCGTGGATCGCTTTGAGTTGTGGGCCTGTTAATGGGTACATGCTGGAGCCTTTACCGGGTACTGCACCGTCGTAGGCTGGTGCTGGTGCCTCAGTTATCCACGGGTCATCCGGTGCGGCCTCTGTGGTTCGCATGACCTTCCCTCGCTCTTTGGCGTGCTGTATTTCGTCCAGCGTCGCAATACTTGCGTCGATCCCAATGCCTAGGGCCCCGATCGCTCGACCCCATGCCGACGTTTCGAGGTTTTGTAATTCCGATCCTCGAGTAAAGTTAGTCGTGCCCGGTACTATTTCCCACGCGGTACCGATCCCAGGGCGTTGGTCGTCGGGTGTTCGGTAGGCGTAGGCGCGTCCGATTACCCATTGCTTGCCTTCGACTTCCACGAATGTAGGCGGGTCCATTTGTAGGGATCCCTCAGGGTGTCGGGCTAGGAATAGTTTGATTCGGGTCGGCACGTCCACATAACCGTCAAGGTTGTAGGTCATTCGCTGTCCGTATCGTCGAGCATTTGCCTAATGAGGCGCCTGACATCTGCGACGGTTTCGCATTTCTCGACATCTATATCGTCAAGGACATTGGTTAAGGCTTGTACATAACCTTCTAGGTAGTCACCCACGACTGCCACCAACATAGCCCCACGCTAAACCGATCACGAGGCCAGCGAGTAGGCATGCGAGGCCGAGCAATGCGGAGCTCATGCTGTGCGCTTCCACATGCGGATAGAGCGCCCGTTATTGGATTCCCGTGTGCTCACCACGTAGTTTCCCATTGAGGTAATGACACCCATTGACGACCATGACCGGAATAGGGCACCTATTTGGTTTGGGTGACCGTCGGGTAGGCCGATCGCTTCGATGAGTAGGTCGGCAGTGAATAGGCCACCGATCGCCAGCGATTTACGGAATATGGTGGCTTGGATACGCCAATTCTTGTCTATTTCTGCAAGCACCTGGACGTCTTCACGATCGAATCGTTCGCAGTATGTGCAGAGTTGCCCGGTGCAATTGTGCCCGGGTCGGTCGAGTTGAATATCACCAATCGAGTCGAATAGTGCTTCGTTCATTTGTTCCCCTTTTTTGCTAGTGGCTAGTGTGTTGGCGAGGCTACCCACTAGAAAGTAGCCCCGCCGTAGACATCCCGCCAACTCATTTGTGACGGGTGCGCGGCTTCCCCTCCGCTGGAATGTCTGTGTGCCTATCTTTACGAGCCGACACCGCCGAGTCAAGGGCTTTTAGGATTCCGGCGTGTTGGGCATGATTTCAGGGCTCCACCGGTCACGTTTAAACCGCCTATATGCGAGGGTCGGTTTACCGTCGCGGATTACGATAAAAGCCTGCCCATCTAGACCTAAGTGATCAAGATCGAATAGGTAGTAGGAAGCGTTTAGCACTCGTGGCGTGTCAGGTTCCAATGATCGGCCCCCCTGCCGTTGTCCCATGCCGTGTAGAAGGCGCGGTCTTGCCAGTAGCGGTTCCATGTTTGGATCGGGTGCTGCCGTAGTGCCTTAATGTCACTGATTAGGCCGTCGGCGGTCGATCGACTCTCGCGAATCATCATGTAAGTAAGGCTAATTCTCCATTGAGAATCGAGAAATTGGTACGCGCCACTAGCGGTCGATATGGTGCCTCTAGCCCTATAGTTAGATCGGGATTCCCTGTGCATTATGCACTTCCGAACCTTTGCCCATTTATGGTGGTAATGCTCCCCGGTGTAGAGGCTTGGTTCGTGGCCTTTCCAGTCTTTCGCGTCCATCGAGTTGGCTGCACATGCCGGGGCCGTCAGTAAGGCCGCGCACATAAGCACTTCCGTGATCATTTGTGCTCGATGATCGTCACCGTACTTGAGATGCGGGTGCGCCTGGTTATGTAGGCGTCTACAGATTCGCGGTCGATCCTGCGGTGGCCGCCGGGTGTGACAATGGCGTCGATGCGTCCCGCATCCGAATAGCGCCTAATCGCATCTCTTGAGACGCCTAGCATTTCGGCGGCTTCTCCTGGTCGAATGTAATCTGACATTTGTTCCCCTTCGATAGACGTCGATACTAGCCGCTATTTGCTTGTTTTACGTGCTTTTGAGAGATCACGGCGCCAACGGGCTTTAGTGATTGGGGATCGTGTCAGGATCGGCAAGGGGAACACGGTGCCGTCACGGTCGGCGTAACTCGTAAATGACACGTGGATGTGTGCTTCATGCCCGTAACCGGATCCGCGCCACTGCCACCACGTCCGCCGGTAGGTTCCGCTACTTATCCGGCCTTCATAGACCACATATTTGAGGCGTTTAGCACCGGGGAGCCCGCTAGAGGCGTAATCAAGTAACTGGTTGGCGAGTCGTTTGGCGGTTCGCCCGTTACGGTTCCGGCCTTTCCCCATATTCTCGTCTATATCTATGGCATGGACTACACCGGCTTTGTTCGGATTATGGTCGGATGCTCTCGAGGCGTGTGCCCGATCACCGATCCATCCATCTGAGCGTTTATCACGCTTACGCCACTTTCGGTTCACCTGATCGCGTAGTGTGACGCCGCCTTTACAGAGTCTCGCCATGATCTAGCCTCCCATATCTCGAATCATCACCGTTCAAAGCGTTAATAATCACCGGGATTACTGCCGCCGATATGGCGACGATTAGCGGGTGAACGTCTGCCGTTGCGAGCCACGAAAGTACGGCTCCTAAACCGGCCCCTGCCGCTATTTTGACTATCGAGCCTTCCCACGTTGAGGCGAGCCAATGCTTCATTACAAACCTAACTTTTCGATTATTCGATCGACTTTTGAGGACACGTCTGCGAGTGAGTCGCCACCGTTGCGGAAGCCGGGCTGTATTGGTTGGGTGGCTTTTTTTATTTCGTCCCGTACGACGTTGCGGATGAGCCACACTAGGCCAGTGCCCATAATTGCGAGCGCGGCTAAGGATGTCGCTACCAGGCCGACAACGTCCCCAAAGTCCACGATTCTAACCTTTGAGTTTGGCTCGGACAATAGCCCTAGCGCGTTCGGTTTCCGTCGCCAACTTAGGGTGCTTCGATGACGTTGGCTTCTTCTTAACCGGCTCTGCTTCGACCGTGTCCACATGTAATTCTTGATCTATTTCACTCACTAGGTGCCTCCTCTGGTTGTGGGCTAACGAACTCGTCGAGTGTCGGGTCGTACGTCATTCCTTGGGCTGCGTACTGGCCTCTGAAGTTCCCGTTGTACGAGGTTTGCAACCAGTCCCCATTAAGGCCGATCGAATGAATGAACATTAAGCCGGTCGCTTCCGAATAAGGGAAGTCTCGCGTCCCAAGATCAGAGTTATCTACAACGATCACGTTGCGAACAACATTATTGCCGTCTACTTGCGCGAAGTGAGCCATTTACACCACCACCCTTACTATTACTATTCCAGATCCACCAGCGCCACCGGAGGCACCGTTGCCGCTACTGTAACCGCCACCACCGCCACCACCGCCAGTGTTCGCTGTGCCTGCTGTTGCAGTAGTGTTATTCGCTGTACCTGCGCCACCACCACCAGAACCGCCCGCGCCTGCGGTTGTTTGGGCGCCACCGCCACCGCCTCCAGCACGGGTCACGGCTGTGTTGGTGATACTTGAACTACTCCCAGCACCACCGGCACCACCCGCCGTACCGGTGGGATTATTCGCCCCAACCGCACCAGCACCACCACCGCCAGCACTTGGATTCTGGACGCCTACAATCGTGCTACCCCCTGAATTGCCTTGGTTAGAAGTTGGCGAACCTCCACTCCTACTAACTCCTGTCCCAGCAGCGCCACCACCGGAACCGCCATTGTTACCAGTTCCTTGCACACCGACGCCGCCCACACCAGCAGCGCCACCGCCACCGCCGACGGCGTAATAATTGCCTAAACGCGAGGTAATACCGTTGGCGCCGTCTGGCCCGTGCGTACTAGCAACACCACCAGCGCCACCGGCACCGACCACAATACTTAATGTTCCTTCTGGTAGGTAAACTTCAGACGCGGAAAGGTAGCCTCCTGCGCCACCACCGCCGCCGAAATTTGCGCCACCGCCCCCACCGCCAATAATAAGCACATCAGCGAATCCGGCCCTATCCACAACGAGGGAACCGATACCCGTGAACGTGATGTACTTGTACGAGATGCCGCCACTCACGTAATCGCCGGTAGCCGCGTTAGTAAAGTTCGCGTCACCGGCCCCGCTAAAAAGTACCCATTCACTACCGTCGTAGCGGTAACCTTTGTTATCGTCGTTCAGGCTACACATTTGCCCCTGTACGGGTGAGGGTATTGCGGCGTCACGTGCTGCCGCGTTAGCGAACGGGTTTACCCCGACGATGTCGATACGTTCCGCTAGTGCCTCCGAGGCACCGGGATAGTTTGCGACTAGGTCGGAGGACTCCACATAAGGATTGCCTACCGGGGTGACTGCCATTTATAACCTCACTAGATCGGAGTTAGTAACTATTTCAAACCATTGAGCGCCCGGGCCAACTTCTGACCACGCAAAGCCCGGGGCAACTTGACCCCATTGTAGGACCTGCAAAGAGAATCTAGGGTCTGATATTGACAGTGTCATAATGTGCTGCCCATTATTGTAGGAGTCGGTCCAGCCCTCGACGATCCCGTTAAAGTCCGGGTAAGGGCCTGAGGCGGGTAATCCTCTGACGGTTACGAGGTCACCGGATACGAGCTCGAGTAGTGCGGTCGTGTCGGTTGCGTCGAGTTGGTCTACGAGTACCGATATTTGGCCGAGGTTCCATAACCCGTTGGCTTGCGCGGTCATGATCCCCGCGGCCCGAGTCGTCGCGTCGCCTAGGGTTTTAATGCCCGTGTCGAGCCGGTACTCGCGTCGCCCGTATTGAGTGATCGACGCGCTATCCGTTTGGTTGACTGTAAGGTCTGGCCCGTAGGTAACTGTTATGTCGTTAATTAGAGGCGTCAAAGTCTTAGCCCACGTCGGGGAGAAGATAACCCCTGGGGCTTCGAGGTTGAAACTAGGCGGGAATAGCGGGTAGTCTGCCCATGTGCCTTCGGCGTCGGCCCAGGTGCCGACCTGGTTAGCCCATATACCTGAGAATGTTGTCGATCCCCGGTTCCCGTAATCCTCGAATATTATTCGGCCTCTCGGGTCGTCGTAATAGGTTGCCCCGGTCCCTTGGGCGATACGGGCTAGGGCGTCGAGTGCTGTGGAGGGTTGCGCGTCGGCTTCGAGGATCGCGTAGAGCGTGATCGCCGGGTCGCCCGCGTTCAGGTAGTCGAGTCCAGTGG